TGGCGCGTTCGTCCGGCCATGCACAGCCAGAGCGAGAGCCATCACGCAATCGTCGTGCGTCCCCTCTGGCGCGGAGTACCTGACGCCCGTCCTGGTGTACTCAAAAGCGAAGGCGTCCAGTTCAGAAACTATCGGCCCTTGCGGATACCGCACTTCCCCTGTCTGGATGGCTACCGCTAGCCCTTCCATCAACTTCTGCTTGCTCGACGATGAAAAATGATAGCCCTCGACGTTCGACAGCGTTCTTTGGAGGCGTTCGACGATGGGGTCGCCAACTCCGGTTGAGTCCACAATCGCAGGGATCGCGCCGACCTCCTGGGTGAGCCGCCGGACAGTCTCCTCCCAGGGCCACTGGTAGCGATCCAGCCGACAGACCGCGCCGTCATCATCGAGGCCAATCGCCACCGTCCAGTCCACGCTCTTTGCTAGGTCGACGCCATAGACGACGGGCGGTTTCCCGCTGATGTCCCCAATACATTGCCGAATAGCCTCCTGACCGAACGGGTTTCCTCCGTCGTCTGAAGGCTCCGCGAAGTATAGTTCGCGAAACACGGCGTCGGGCAATTGTCGCTGGGCCTGGGTTACCTCGTCTTCGGCGACGATGCCAGCGTCAACGGCGTCAGCCGCCGTTAACTTGGCATAATGCCACCCGACTTCCCCTCCCTCGGCTCTACGGGCTAGCTGGTAAGCCCAGTTCCGGCGTCCCTTGACGTTGCCGATGATGCGTATGGGGCCGCGTGTCGCCGTCAGGGTGGAGCGTATAGCATGCCAAGCCTCCTCCCGCATACGGGTCGCCTCGTCCAGCACAGCGGCATAGACATCCTCGCCGTACAGGTTGTCCGGCTTCTCCGCTGACCTGAACGAGATGACGGCCCCGTTGACCAGGGTGACGGTCATCTCGCTTTCGTTGGAGGTGTATAGGCTTTGAGGGATGCCGCGCTTGAGTCGGCGATATGCGATTTTGGCTTGTGGGTAGACGGGACTGAGCCACCAATATGCCTGACCAGGACGCCCGTGCATGGCCTGTTCAAGAAGCCAGCTAATGCAGGCCACGGTTTTCCCGCATTTCGTGCTTCCTTCGATTATGCTGTATCGTTCACGGCTGAATATCGCCGCTTCCTGTTTCGCGTATAGGGAAGGTCTGCGATATGAGATGTTCGGGGCTGTCGCCGTTGGTGTTGTCATGTGCCGCCTCGATACTGAACGTCACCTCGCCCTGCGTCAGGTGTATGGATCGCTGGTCGATTGTGATGAGCGGCTCCTTCGGAATCACGCCGTTGATCTCGCTGATCCGATGCATGATCGACAGCACCATCCGCGTCGCCTCAACGTCGCCTTCCAAAGCCTGCGACCACCATCGACTGAGAAGGTCGCTGTATCGCTCCATCTGGAGAGCGCGTATCGCGTCAGCCGTCCCCGCGTGTCTGGAAGCAAGGTCGCTCAGAACTCGCTTGATGTCCTTATGAACCAACGCCTTCGAGACGCCCAGCCGCTCGGCGATCTGCACCTCGGTCATGCCGCCCTTGTAGAGTTCGAGCGTCTCATAACGCCGCACTTCGGCGTTGGCCCTGACCTGGGCCGTTGGGTAATGCCCTGGCTGTTTACGCTTCGGCATTAGTACTCCCCCGACACGGCTCTCGCTATATCCCCCAAGCCGTCCCGCACAACCATACCCAGGACTTCGACAGCGCCCATCCCATCGGTGGCGTCATTGTCTTGGATAATCAAGGCACTCGCCATTGCTAGAACGGCTCCCACAAGGCAATTGGGAAGATGGAAATAGAATTCCCGCCTATTTTCGTCAACGTCACAGTCGCAATGCAATGCCTCGCTCATATCAGCCCACCTCCTATTCGCCCACGGGCGTAACTGTTATCGCCACGCGATTCTCTGCCATCGTTCCGACCTTCTGGTGGTTGATGGTGTAGGACACAATATGTTGTGGGTCGTCGTCGGTCAGAATACCACAGTCAACCAGCCCATCAATAGACGGCGCGACGGCACAAGCCAGCCCGTCGTAGTCCATCGGCCTTCGAGCGTGGAACTGTGTGATGGATACAGTAGCCTTGTCCGGCGTTTCCCAGTTCGACGGCATCTCGGCAAGTCCTAGAATGAATGCCACCTCTCGCGCCTCTGCCGACAACTTCTGGGACACTCTCCAATTCGATTTCCGCAGACCATTCTTGGACAGTCTGTTATCCGGCATAACCTCAATCGTTAACGACTCCAATATCTCAACCTTTCTATAACTCCCACATATACCCCCTACGCCCCTTTAGGGGCTAGGGGTATATGGTTATAACTACTACAACAAGGGTTAACAGTTATCCAAGTGCTGGTTAACAGTTATCCTGCATGTTTCGGCTCGTCACATCCAGCCCCTCATGTCGCCGTTGGCGCTTGATGAAATAACGGCACGATGACGAGTTGGGCATTTATAGGTCTGCTCGTTTTTGCGAGAGCCGTACCCGTTTTTCGGAACTACCTTCATCGGCTTCAAATCATACGGGCATGACGGCGTTGTCCTTATGCCGGACATAGCCGCCTCGTTCCGCTCAACTCTCACCTCCATCGTCACATCCTCCAAAGATGGCGCGAAGCCGATATACCTGATTTTCGTCGTCAAACCACCCAAGAGGCCGTCCCGCTTTCGCTCCCGCTTTGGCAATGGGTGAATATAGTCCTCCCACCCACAGGTAACGCACCCAGGCGGCTCTGTGGCATAGCACTGCACGAGACGCGCTTCGCATCTAGGGCAAGCGTTCATTAGACGCCTCCTCTGGCAGGCCCAGTTGTCTCTCGCTCTGAGGGTCAGCGACGGCTCCGATGTCGTGGTCTTGCTTCCAGTACCGCAACGGCATCGCCAGTTGTGGATTGTGTCCTCTGTCGAGCGTGAATGAATACGTCAGGAAGTTCGGCATTGTTGACGTGTAGACCTTGCCCTCGTCCGTCGCCCAGACCTCAATGCTGGTCGCATTGCCTGACAGGGCGTCCTCTATGGTCGCGGCATCGAAAGCCCACGACGGCGGCTTGCGTAGCATGTGCTGGGCGGCGACAACTTTCTTAATCAAGGTCTGTCCGTCCAACACCGCCACCACTCGCCCGTCCGCCGTTCTTATTGCTCTGCTCATATTGCTCCCTTTCTATCTGTTAACAGATTGCTATATCTCAGTTGTTAATAGGTTGTCCTGTGTAAAGTGTTAGACGCCCAGATAACTCGTCTCTATGGGTTACCTGGGCGTTTTGCGTCCATCGAGATTCGTCCAAGTAACCTCGCACTCTCCCTGGCATTCCCATCCGCTCCAGAATCGAGGATGCTTCCCAGCTTCCTCGATATTGAGGCGTAATGTTAGATGCTCAAAGCAGAGCGGGCATCGAAGTATTCTGGCGGGTTGAATCACCACTTGATACGTCTCTTTTTCCATTACCAGTTAGTCTCCGAACTCTCCCACTTGCCATCGACGCTTGTGAATCTGTCATCGCGGGACAGAGTGGCGGTGATGACTTTCATGGTGGCATCCAACAGTTCGGCCAGAGTCTCAGCAGACTGCGGCCCGTCTCTCTCAATCAGCATTAACGCCCTCTCCGCGTATGGCAGACCCGCCGCAAGTTGGGCGTTCTCTCTGATGTTTAACTCCTCAATGGTACAGCCTTTTTCCCACGTCAGCCGAATGCCTATCGGGTCGCGCAACGGCCCCAGGTTCGACTTGCGGTGGTGCAGGGCATAATCGGAGTGGTTCGCGTTGCTCGACTGCGATGATTGCAACTCGAAAGTGTTTCGGGGAATGTTCATCCAGTACACCGACCCGAAGGGGGATGCGTTGTTTCCCTTACGGGCCGCATGAGTGACGTGGGCCAGAATTAGGGACTGGAGCGGTCTGTCGTGGTCGCTGAGACTACGCAGAGCCTCGAAGAATGACAGGGTCGCGCCTGCGCTCTCCGGTTCCCCGCCGCAGGCTGGCCCTGCTGAGTCTATGCAGATGGTTCCGATGTTCTTCTCCGCTATTTGAGCCTTCAGGAACTCCACGTCGTTGGCTAACGGGCCTGCCATAAAACGGTAGTAAACCATTCCGGTTCTGCCACCTCTCGGCGCGTCAGGGTCGGGCCAGTGGCCTGGGTCGATTTCTCTGGCCTGAAGAATCTCGCGGTTGCGCCACCATGTCTGATTTTCCGATGTCTCCCAATCCAGTATCAGACAATTAGACTGTTTGGCAGTTAAGCCACCCGCATCATGGCCCGTATGTATTGCGGACAAGAAGTTAAGCGCCAGAATGCTCTTGCCCACTCCACCTGGGCCGTATATCAACGTCGGCATACCCTCCCACATTATGCCGGATAGAATTTGCTCTGTGGGTTGAGGTGGCGGCATCGCGCCGAGAGCCAGAACAGGAGTTCCGGCCCTGTACGTCTCAAGCACTAGAATAGTTGCCTGGGTGAGCCTCTGCCGCCAATCCAAACGCTCG